CCGGTGGTGATTACAAAAAGATCACGCGGGCATAGACAAAGGAGATAAATATGGTTGAACAAGTAATCGGAGCCGTCGCAAGCACCCTTGCCAGTAAGGCGGTAGGTAAACTTTTTGGAGACGAGACTAAAAGCGAAATTGCACAGCCCAGACTTCCAGAACCGGCCCCGGTTGCTGAAGCCCCAGTAAGGGGCGGGCAAGCCTCTCGGACGGCACAAAGGATTGCCATGCAGAGGGCTCGTAAGCGCGGCGGTCGGGAAGAACAGCAATTAACCACCCTTTCTTCGTTCGGCGGCGGCGGGACGCTTGGCTGATTATGCTTGATTCCCGCCATCGTCAGTTATTGGATGAAGGCACCGAACTTTTTTCCAAAAGCCAAAACCTGATCAATCTATTTCAGGAATTAGCGGAAAACTTTTATCCAGAACGCGCCGACTTTACGGTAAGGCGCGATTTGGGAGAAGAGTTCGCATCCAATCTGGATACGTCATACCCCATCGTTGCGCGGCGTGATCTTGGCAATGCGTTCGGGGCCATGTTGCGCCCTTCGTCGAAGCAATGGTTCCATAATCGGGCCAAGCGCGGAGTCATTGAAGACGAACCGGCGCGTCAATGGTTGGCAATGACGGACAGGGTTCAGACCCGTGCAATTTATGATCGGGAATCAAATTTTGTCAGAGCGACAAAAGAGGCGGACCACGATTTTGCGACCTTCGGCCAAGCGGTTCTGTCTTCGGAACCGGCTATTTCACCAACAAGCGGCCCCATATTGCTTCATCGGGATTGGCATTTGCGCGATGTTCGTTGGACGGAAGATTCCTATGGGCAGATAAACGCCGTTCATAGGCGGTGGGAGCCGGGTGCGCGGGAACTGAAAGACCGATTTCAAGGCAAGGTCCATAAAGACGTTTTGAAGCTTGCCAAAAAGGAGCCGTTCAAGACCGTAAAGGTCCGACATATCGTTGTCGCCGCACATAATTACGAAAAGAAGTTTCGCCAACCCTATGTCTCCATCTATCTGGATGTCGATAACGAACACCTTTTGGAAGAGGTGGGTTCGTGGAATAAAATTTACGTCATTCCAAGGTGGGAAACAGTTTCGGGCTCCCAATATGCCTATTCTCCCGCCGCAATAGCGGCGCTTCCCGACGCCCGGCTTGTCCAGGCTATGACATATACCCTGCTAACAGCGGGTGAATTTGCGGTCGAGCCACCGATGATCGGGGTACAAGAGGCGATTAAGGGGGGCATAGAGGTGTTCCCCGGCGGTTTCACGGCGGTTGACGCTCAATATGATGAAAGGCTGGGTGAAGTTCTCAGGCCGCTCTACAAGGGCGGGGAAAACTCAATACCGCTAGGTCTTGAAATGAATCAGGACGCCAAGCGGTCGATTGCGGACGCTTTTTATCTGACCAAGCTGGCCCTTCCGGAAGCCGGACAGGGCGGCATGTCCCCGATGGAAGTTAATTTACGAATTCAGGAATTCATCAGACAGGCGCTTCCTTTATTCGAGCCGATGGAACAGGATTACAATGGGGCCTTGATGGAAATGGACTTTGACATCCTTCTAAGGGGTGGCGCGTTCGGCCCGGCCTCTAACATACCAGAATCCCTTCAAGGCCAGGATACCGAATTCAGGTTTGAAAGCCCCTTGAGCGACTCCATCGACAAGCTGAAGGTGCAGATTTTCCTCGAAACCAAGGGCCTTATGGTCGAAGCCGCCGCTCTCGACCCCCTGTCAATACAGATGGTTGATGTCAGAAGCGCACTCAGGGATGCCTTGCACGGCGGCGGTACGCCACCGAACTGGATGCGGACGGAAGATCAGATGGAAGACATCGAAGCCGCAGAAGCAGAAAAACAGAAAGTTCAAGAATTGCTTGGACAGGTATCAGCCGGTGCCCAAGTGGCAGAACAAATTGGTGCCGCCGGGCAAGCCCTTGCCCCAGAACCCCCTGTACAGGAAGGTGAATAATGGACAACATCACGCAAGCTTTTAGTAATTTAAGCACGACCATGAGTGCGGGTGCGAAAAGATTCGATGAACCAGTGGGCGATGTAGGCGTCCCAACGGATTTTGCCGGTAATAAAATAGACCCCACTGGTCGGGCTATCGACAACATATTTAGGGAGATGTTTTCATTCGTCCCTGGCGTTCTTCCCGTGGCAAAGGGGACCATCATTAATCCAGTGGAAATGGGCGTTACAACGGAGGCCCTTCCGCCATTGCCCGGCGCATTGCCCGGAAGGGGAAGAAGTCCGTCCCAGTTTAGGCGGGCGGCACAAGCGACCCGTACTGGTCTGCTTGATGACCCGAGAATTGAAGAAAGTGCCAAACGGAAAAAGCTTGGATAATGGCAGACGCGCCCGGCCACATTGTTCTGCCAAACGATGACGTAGATACCTATGCAATTCAGGCTTTGTTCAAGGGTGAGGCCAGCCCGGACCAGCAAATCCGCGCCCTCAAGTGCATCATCGAAGAGATATGCGGCACCTACAATATGACCTTCGACCCTGAAAGTGCCCGGTGGTCGGACTTCAATGAAGGAAAGCGCCACGTTGGCCGTACCTTGGTCAACCTGTCCACCGTCAATGTCGGAGCGATCAAACAGGCATTGCAGAAACGTAAAGCACCCTTAGTTAAATCCCACCGCAGAAGAGATAAAGGAGCAAGTTAGATGGCTGAAGCTACCGGACAACCCGAACCTACACCGGCCCCGGAACCTACACCGATTCCCGAACCAGAACCCACACCGGCCCCGGAACCAGCGCCCGAACCAGAGACAGCGCCCGCGCCCGAACCAGAGCCAGAACAATTCTCGGGATTGCCGGATGATTGGAAAACCGATGCCGTCGCCTATGCCGCTGGGGACGAAGACCACAAGGATTACGAAAAGAACGTCGAAAGACTCAACAAGCGGATGGCGCGTTTCCCCAATCCCGGCGAGATTCTTAAATCATTCATCAATGTCGAAACCGCCTTCAAGAAGGGGAAAGACCCTGACCCGTTCCCCGAAGAAGGAACCGACGAGCAAAAAGGCGCTTGGCGCAAGAATAACGATGTCCCTGAAGCCCCTCTCAAAGCGGAAGACCTTAAATTTGATAGTGGCCTTGTAATTGGGGAGGGCCAAGAAGATGGCGTCAACGATTATCTAAACCGGGCTTTTGCGAAGAATCTCTCGAATACCCGTATCAAGGAGGATATCGAACTCTACTACGAAGTCCAAGACAACATGATCAAGGAACGTCATGTACAAGACGAAGAGGATAAAATAAACAGCACCGCTGAACTGCAACAAACGGTGGGCAACGATATAGGCCCGACCGTCAGGGCGGCGGTTTCACTCTTCAAGGGATTCTCCAAGGCCGATGGTGAATACATTGATGCTCCCAAAGGATTGTATGACCAAATCCTTGGTGCCCGGCTTACCGATGGCACTGCTCTTGGCAATGATGCAGATATACTTCGGTATCTGTCCCAAGTCGCCCTGGAACTTGACCCCGGCATCACCACCTCTCCCGGTATGGGCGCGAGTTCTCTAGGGAACGTGGTTACCGAAATGGCAGAGATCGAAAAATTGATGAAGGACAAGAAAAGCGAATACTACTCCGGTCCCAAGACCCCGGACGGCAACAAGACGGTCATGGAAGCCCGCTATCTTGAACTTGTCGAAGCCAAGATGAAGATGGAAAAGCGGTCTGAAACATGAGGCCCATCCATGAAAATACGGTTATCCATGTTGATATAACCAACGCATGTCACCTGTCGTGCGCTCACTGTACGCGGGCGGTCGGCCATCATCGCAAGCCGTATTTCATGCCCCTCGAAATGGTCGAAAGGGCGATTACCAGTCTTGACGGTTTCCCTGGACGTGTTGGAATCATGGGTGGTGAACCTTGCCTTCATCCCGCGTTTAATGAAATCCTCGCCCTTGTCCGGAAACTTATTCCCGACAGGCGGCGACGGGAATTCTGGACGGCAGGGTTCAAGTGGGAAGAATACCGCGACGATATCCTGGCAACATTCGATCCAGATATGGTCACTTACAACGATCACACACAAGTCTCTGGCCGTCATCAGCCCCTTATGATTGCGATTGAGGAAATGATTGACGACCCCGAATTGCGAAAAATACTTATCGACAACTGCCCGTTTCAAGCCAGATGGAGCGCGGCCATCACCCCAAAAGGAGCCTTCTTCTGTGAAATTGCCGCCAGCCAAGATTACCTATTTGACGGCCCCGGCGGTTATCCCATAGAACCGGGGTGGTGGAAAAAAACACCGGAACAATTTCAGGATCAGGTCGGTGAATATTGCGGAAAGTGTTCAGGGGCGTTGCCAATGGCAACCTTGTCAGATAATCGTGGTGGCCGAGAATCCCCATCAGTTGATGTTGTGTCCCCAAAGAATCTTAAACGACTTCTAAAGGCTGGTTCTCTCCGGGCGCTAAAGGGGAACATCAAGGTTCGAACGGAAAAATTCACCAAGGAAGAAATCGACGCTCACATAAAAACTTGGAAGCCGCGCAATTTCAGGAACTTCGTCGCCAATCTGCCA